AGTTCAAATTTTACCTTGTTCGGTTAAAGATTATGTTTTTAGCGATATAAATGAAGCACAAAGTTTTCAAATATTTGCTATTATAAATAAAGCTTTTAATGAAGTAGGTTGGTTTTATTGTTCTGCTGGGTCAACAGATATAGATAGATATGTCACTTATAACTATAATGAAAATGTTTGGTCAATAGGTCAGCTAGAAAGAAATGCATGGTTAGACGAGGGAGTTTTTGATAAGCCTATTGCTGCGTATACTTCATCGAATACAAGTTATTTATACAATCACGAAACAGGTTACGATGCCGACGGTATCGCAATGGAAAATGTTTTTATAGAGTCTAGCGATTTTGATATAGACCCTGCAGGAGAAGTATTTTCTTCAGTAAGTAGAATTATCCCAGATGTTAATTTTATCGGAGACGGTTCGACTGGAACAGACGGTCAAAAATTAGATTTTGTTATCAAGAAAAGAGATTTTCCTGGAGATAGCTTAAATACGGTTACTACAGCTTCATGTTTTTCTAATACAACTAAAATTGATACACGTCTTAGAGCTAGACAAGTAGTTTTAAGAGTTCAATCTAATGATGATAATACCGCAGTCACAGGGATGGGTTTTAGGTTAGGAGCTACACGTTTAGATGTAAAGCCTGATGGTAAACGATAGTGGCTAAGCTGTTAGAAACAAAGCTGCCTTATGCTACAGGACCTGTTAATTCCGTTACTGCTGCTTTAATTTTTAATAGACTAGTTAGAATCTTAGAATTAAGTTTAGGTCGAGTTGATATAGGAGCAACAATAAATGTTAATGAAACACAACGAAATGAAAACAAATTCAATAACGGAGATATAATTTGGAATTTATCTACACAACAGTTACAATTATGGAATGGTGTTAAATGGATAGATTTATACAGTGGGGAAGAAAATGGTGTTCAGGGAACAACAACTCTGGGCAAAGTAACAATAAAAACAAACGGAGCGACAATAGTCCAGATAAGATGAATATTGATAAATTAAGAGAAGAACTAACTTTCGATGAAGGTTGTGTAAATAAAATTTATTTAGACCATCTTGGATATCCTACGTTTGGCATAGGACATTTAATATTAGAATCAGACCCTGAACACGGTCAAGACGTAGATACACCTGTATCTGAAGATAGAATAGAAGAATGTTTTGAAAAAGATATAGCTATTGTTACTACTGAACTAGATAGAAACCTAGAGTGGTGGATACACCTACCAGAAGATATACAAAGAGTTTTAGCAAACATGGGTTTCAATTTAGGTATTACTAGGTTATTGAAATTTAAAAAGTTTTTAGCTGCACTAGAAGAACATGATTGGGAAACTGCTGCAGTTGAAATGATGGATAGTCGTTGGGCTACGCAAGTAGGACCAAGAGCGACTAGACTTAGAGATAGAGTATTAAAAGGAGAAAAATAATGCCAAAAGTAGGAAATAAAAGATTTTCATATACCAAAGCAGGTAAAAAAGCTGCTAAAGCTTATAAAAAGAAAGTAATGAAGAAAAAGAAAAAATAGGAGTAAATATGCCTAGAAAAAAATCGAGTAGTAAATACCATACTACTAAAGACGGTAGACGTGTTAAAAAAGGATTGTGGTACAATATAAACAAAAGGAAAAAAGCTGGAACAAGCAGACCAGGAAAAGGAACTGTTAGTGATAAAGCTATAAAACGTTCTAGAAAAACAACTAAGAAAAAAGTTACTAGGAAAAAGAAGTAATGCCTAGAAAAAAGGAAAAGTCCATAAGACGTACTACAAAAGGAAAAGGAGCTAATTACCGACCTACTAAAAAAGGTGCAGGCATGACTAAAAAAGGTATTGCTGCATATAAAAGAAAAAATCCTGGTTCTAAGTTAAAAGGAGCAGTAACAGGTAAAGTTAAAAAAGGAAGCAAAGCTGCAAAGAGAAGAAAGTCTTACTGTGCTAGAAGTGCAGGACAAATGAAAAAGTTTCCTAAAGCAGCAAAAAATCCTAATTCAAGATTACGTCAAGCACGTAGAAGATGGAAGTGTTAAATGGCTAAGAAAGCACCTGATGCATTTGTTTATAATGCAACGTTAGAACGAATTGTAGACGGCGATACTTTTGATTGTTGTTTAGATTTGGGTTTCGATGTAAAACTACATAAACAACGTGTTAGATTAGCAGGTATAGATACACCTGAATCAAGAACAAGAGATAAAGCAGAAAAAGTATTAGGACTTGCTGCTAAAGAAAGGTTAAAAGAACTTTGTGTGGGACAAATAAAAGTTAAATCGTTAGGTAAAGGCAAGTATGGTCGTATATTAGGAATCCCTTATACTAAAGACGGCAAAGATATTTGCCAAATATTGATTAAAGAAGGTCATGCAGTAGAGTATCACGGCGGTACTAAAACTAAAGTTTGGGGTGATTATTAGTGGAATCTGCAGTCACTATTATTCAAGAGGTAGGATTCCCTATTGCAGCAGCTATCGGTTTAGGTTGGTTTATTTATAAATTAGTTATACGTATTGTTGATGGCATGGAATCTAAATTGGATGCTGTTGATGAAAAAGTAGAATCCCAGATTGCAGCTATAGAAGAAAGACTAGGCACAAAACTTGACTCTCAACATGGTATTTTAGTAGCATTAATAGATAGAGTTCGTAGTTTGGATAATGAAATTATAAGACAAGATACTATGATAAAAACAATATTAGGAGTACCACAGTTAATAAACCAAGATAAACTTGCAAAGGCGGATAGAGATGACCAAAGGAAAGACTAATATTTGGGTGTATAGAATAGCGTTTGGGTTACTTATTTTATTTGGGTTACTTATATTAACTAATCCGTTATGGGCTGACCAAATAGTACATAAGTTTAAGAATCCTTCATTTAGTGGCATAAACACTTCTTCACATTATTTAACGATAGAAAACCAAGAGTTTAATCGAAAAATGAGTATTAAAGAAGAAATAAAAGCNATACAAGAACAAATAGAAAGAGATAAAGAAAATACAACTTTAGCTAGATTTATTAGGAATCTTGAGTCACGTATCTATGCTCAACTATCAAGACAACTTGTAGAAAATTTATTTGGTGAAACACCTAGCACAGAAGGGACTTTGACCCTAGAGGGAAACACTATAGAATATAGTATTGATAATGGAATCATAACTCTCAAGATAACTGATGCTGATGGAAATATTACCGAGATACAGTTGCCTATTGGCGATTTTTCTTTCTAGTTGTAGTTTAGCACCTGTAGATACCACGATACAAAGAGGCAAAACGTTACCAACTATTTTACAGATTCAATCTGAAGAATTACTTGATATAGCACAGCCTAAAACACCCATCGTCGTAGCTGTATATCCAAATAGTTTTACAGACCAAACAGGACAGCGTAAAAGTAATAGTGAGTTTGCTTTATTTTCTACAGCACTTACACAAGCACCAAGCCATCTATTAATAAGAACTTTGAAACATACTGCTGATGGTAAATTTTTTAGGGTTGCTGAAAGAGTAGGTTTAGATAACTTAACTAAAGAAAGACAGCTTATACGTTCTGCTAGAGAACAAAACGAAAAAACTGATGGACCTAAACCTATTATGCCATTGCTTTTTGCAGGTGTTCTTATGGAAGGTGCTGTTATTGGTTTTGATACAAATATAAAAAGCGGTGGAATTGGAGCTAGATATTTAGGTATAGGAACGAGTAAACAATATCGAGTAGATAATATTACAGTAGCTTTACGTATGGTATCTGTAGCAACAGGAGAAGTTTTAATCGATGTCTTAGTTAGTAAACAATTATATAGTTACGGGCAATCGCAAGACGTTTTTAGGTTTATAGAAGCAGGAACAGAATTAGTAGAAATAGAAACAGGTGATGCTGAAAATGAACCAGCTACTTTAGCTTTACAAAGAGCTATAGAGGAGGCTGTTTTGCAAATCGTCAAAATAGGGTATGATAAAGGTTTCTGGGAGGTGAAAGATGAAGATATTAATTAGTTTACTACTAACCTCAACATTTGTTTTCGCTGCTGATAACGAAATACATGTCGACCAATCAGGTGCTACAGCTAACATTGATTTAGAACAGCTTGGTTCAGGGAATATTATAGGAGGCTTAAATTCTTCTGCTGGTTCTTTAACAGCACTTGATTTAGATGGTATTACTATGACTTTAGATATAAATCAAATCGGCGATACTAATAAATTTTTAGGTGATATATACGGTGATTCTATCACAGGCTTTTTCGAGTTTGATGGTGATACTAATACATTTACTATACAAGGCGACCCAACAAATACTTACGGTATAGATAATTCTAACTATAATGTTGATGTTACGGGAAGTTCTAATACATTTACTTTAGACCACGGAACAACTGCATTAGCGGCAACATTAGATTTAGATTGGATAATTAACGGTGACGGTAATACTTTCGATTTCGATATAAATTATGACGGCGGAACTTCTTATGTAGATGTAGACGGTGATAGTAATACTGTAAACTTTACAGGTTCTGGTTATGCAGGTGGTTATTTTTATCTAGACCAAACAGGTAATTCAAGAACGTTCAATATCACACAATCGAGTACACAAGATAATGACTGGCTTAAGATTATTTCTAACGGTAACAACGGTACTGTTTGCGTCATTCAAAACGACCAAGGCACAAGCACAAGCTGCTGATATAGGAGATATATCTGAATTAAACGGCTCTGCTCAAATAGTAAGGGATAAACCTTACGACGCTAATTTAAAATTCGCTATACAAAGTAATGATGAAGCTATAACGACTAACGGTCGCATGGCTATAACTTTTTTAGATAAATCGATTGTAAAGCTTACCGAACATTCTCAGCTTTTAATAGATGAGTATATCTATGACCCAGACCCTAGTAAATCTAAAATGTCTCTTAACTTTGCATTAGGAACAGCAAGATTTATTACGGGTAATTTAAATCGCATAGATAAACAAAATATTAAATTATCAACACCTACAGCTAATATTGCTATTAGAGGCACAGATTTTACAGCTACCGTTGACGAGTTAGGTCGTAGTCTTATAATCTTACTTCCTGATGCATATGGTTTATCTAGCGGTGAAATAGAAGTAGTAACAGCGACAGGTAGTGTTTTATTAAATAAACCATATCAAGCTACAACAGTTGATGTGTTTGAAAACGCACCTAGTAAGCCTGTAATATTAGATTTATCACTAGATATTATAGATAATATGTTAATAGTAACTCCTCCAAAAGAAGATGGTATTACTCAAGAAGAAACAGCAACTGCTAAGACAGTTAATTTATTAGATTTTAATGATTTAGATATTGATTATTTAGCAGAAGATTTTTTAGAAGATAATAGTTTGGAGTTTACTGAACTAGATATTAATTATCTCGACGTTAATTTTTTAGAAGATTTATTAAACGTTCTTGATGCTTTAGCTATAGAAGACGATGAAGACCAACTAGCATTAGCAACAGGTGTAAATATATCAGGCACCTTAATAGGTCAAGATTCGGATACACAAATTACTACAATAGTAACAGGACAAACTGTAAGTTTACGTAGAAAAGTTAGTGAATCTGTTCAAGTAGATTTAAATGCAAGTGGTGGTTATACCGTAATTTTGATACAAGACGGAGTTTCTAATATAATAAAAGTAAATGGTGGTGGCGATTCTACTATCACTATTAGACAAAGTAGCGGATGAAAAAACTATATATACTACCTTTAATGATAATATTAGCATTACCGTTAATATTTCAATCAACACCAACAGAAATTATAAAACTTAAAACGTTTGATACGTTTATACAAACACCTGCCCCTAGTGGTAATTTTACGATACTAAATATAACTGAAGAAGATGTAGAACGTGAAGGTGGCTATCCTTTCCCTAGAAAAAGATTAGCAGATATACAACTAGAATTATTAGGTCGAGGTGCTTTAGGCGTTGGTTGGGTAATAAGTTTTCCACAGCCTGATAGACTTTTGGGAGACGAAGATTTTGCTAGGTCGTTAGGTTATGGACCTAGTGTAATAGCGATGTTCGAAACACCTAATGGTAATTACCCTAAAACTACAGGAACAGTTATAAAAGGTGATGATATTGGTGGTATACTTACTAAGGGAGTGAAAGAAAATTTCTACACTTACGATAATATATTACAAGGAATAGCTACTGCTCCCACCGAAGTTGACCAACTAGTGAGGAGGATTCCTCTCTTACTAAAAACTCCTGACGGTTGGTTAGCTTCTTTTGGCACCCAAATATATAAAGCATTATTCAATGTAAAGACTTATATTATTACTACAAATGAAAACGGTATACAAGAAATAGCTATACGTGGAATACCACCAGTAAAAACTGATAGTTTAGGTCGTAAATGGATTAGTTGGGTAAAAACCGAAGAAACCGATTTACAAGAAATGAACGTAAACGGTAAATTTGTTTTTGTAGGTGTAACCGCTAATGGTGTTATGCCGCAAGTTGCTACGCCTGTTGGACTTCTTGAGCCACATAAAATACAAGCAGCTCTTGCAGAATCTCTTTTAATTCAAGATAGCCCTTATATACCTGATTATGCACTAGCTTTAGAATTATTAATATTTATAGCGTCTATAGGGCTAGTATGGGCTTTTATAAGCTATTTAGGGATAACTTGGGGGATAGGTCTAGCTTTACTA